TGCGGACAAGATAGTACATTTCATGGACAAGAAAGCTCTGGAGGAAATACAGATAGTGGAGGAATAGGAGACTTTGCTTATGCAGTTCCGAGTGGATATCAAGCATTATGTTCAGCAAACTTACCCGACCCAACAATACTGCTACCTAATCAACAGTTTGATACTTTACTATACACAGGTAATGGTGGAACTCAAACTATAACTGGACTTAATTTTCAACCTGATTGGATATGGATTAAACAAAGAAGTGGTACTAGACAAGGGCAAATATCTAATTCTGTAGTAGGTGCTGGAAAGATTTTAGTACCTAGTGAAACAGATCAAGAACAAACTATTAGCGGAGTTACTGCTTATAATTCTGATGGATTTAGTGTAGGTAGTCAGGATGGTGCAAATCAAAATAGTGAAACTTTTGTTGCTTGGAACTGGGATGCAGGGGAGACAGATGGCAAGACTTATACAGTAACAGTTGTTTCTGATTCTGGAAATAAATTTAGATTTGATGGGTATGGAACGTCTGCTGTTACCCTTGATCTTGCAGAAGGTGGTACTTATATATTTAACTACCCATCAGGACACCCATTTAGATTTTCTACAACATCAGATGGTACACATGGCGGTGGGTCTGAATATACAACAGGGGTTACACATAATAGTTCAACACAGGTAACGATAGTTGTAGCTGCATCTGCACCTACTCTCTATTACTATTGTTCTTCTCATAGTGGAATGGGAGGACAGGTTAATACAAACTCAACTCTTGGATCAAGTAATTTTGATGGAGCTATACAGTCTGTTGTTAAAACAAATCCAACAGCAGGGTTTTCAATCACTACTTATACAGGCACAGGTTCATCAACTACTGTGGGTCATGGTTTAGGTGTGAAGCCTGATGCAATAATTATAAAATGTAGAAGTAATACAGATAACTGGATGGTTTACCATCATGAAACAAATCAAGGTGTGGAACCAGAGGATTATTATGCAGAACTTAACTCAACAAGTGTTAATGTAAATAGCACAGCTATGCTAAATGACACAGCACCAACTTCAACGTCAGTCACTATAGGAAGTGATAATTCAGTAAATGGAAGTGGTCGTACTTATGTAATGTATTGTTTCAGCGGAGTATCAGGTTATAGCAGATTTGGCAGATATAAAGGTAATGGCAACTCTGATGGAACATTTATTCATCTAGGTTTCAAACCAGCTTGGTTTATGCTCACTAGATCAGACTCAGGGGATAACTGGATTATAAAAGATAGTGCAAGAAACACCTTTAATGATGTTTATAGTAATTTAGCTCCAAATAGTACTAGTGCTGAATTTGGTAGTAGTGGCAATGTTCAAGCCGCAGATTTTCTTTCAAATGGTATAAAAATTAGAGGATCAGATTCAGGTATTAATAGTTCAAATGGTACTTATATTTATTTAACATTTGCAGAATCTCCTTTCAAAAATGCAAGGGCAAGGTAGTATATAGATATGGCTTTTAAATTAGACGGAAATCCATTACCAGTTGATGTGGCATTTAGTCACAACAATATAAATTACCCTGCTAACTGGTTAAGATTATCAACAGCAGATGAGAAAACAGCCCTTGGCATTACAGAAGTTGCTGACGATCCAACATTTGACTCACGTTTTTATTGGGGTAATGGGACTGCAAAAACTCTTACAGATACTAATGAAGTTGATGAAAATGGAGATCCATTATTAGATGAAAATGGAGATCAGGTTGTTACTTTAGGAGTTAAATCAGTATTAAAAGCACAGGAAAAAACTACTGCTGGTTCTTTGTTAGCTAAATATGATTGGTACGTTGTAAGAAAAGCTGAAAAATCTACTGCAATCCCTACAGCGATTACAACTTATCGTGATGGTGTAAGAACTGCCTGTGATACAAGAGAAAAAGAAATTGATGCTTGTGCAGATACCGCAGCTTTAGTTACTTTGTATAGTTCAAAAGATGATGGAACTCCAAACATGACACAATATCCAACAGATCCTAACTCTTAGATTCTTGCATTTGTCTTGTCATAATCCCCATAGTGACGTAGAGAGGAGATAAGGCTACAATAAGCAGTAATACAAGCACACTTGAAAAAGATAGTGCTTTTAATATCGCAAATCTAATCATGTTTCAAAAAATAGCGAATATTCTTTCTATAGTTTCCTTCGTATTGGTGTCATCTGTCATCGGTGGAGGGTACTTTGGTTATAAATATGTAACATCAGAACAATTTAAAAATAAATTAATGAACGAAGTTCTTGGTAATGTGCAGGGAATGATGCCGAAAGTATTAGAAAAAGGCTTGCCTGATATAACTGGAGAATCTATGCCAATAAAACCTACTATTTCGCCTACAACTATACAAAAGGTAGAAATCTGATGGGATCTTTAACACCACCTAGCAGAATTTCATGCTGGAATTACAAAATAGCTTGTGTGGATCGTGTAATAGATGGCGATACCATAGATATTACAATTAATCTTGGCTTTGATTTGTCAATAAAACAACGAGTAAGAGTGGCAGGAGTTGATACACCAGAAAAGCGTACCAGAGACCATGAGATTGAGAAACCTCTTGGCATAGATGCGACAAACTGGTTAACTCAGAAGTTAGATTATGCCCTTGATAACAACCAGGGGTTAATGATCCGTACAGAGTTGGGAAGTGGTGCATCTGGTAAGTATGGTCGAATGTTAGGTTGGTTGTATGTAGGAGAAGAGACAGTTTCACTTAATGAGCAGATGATAGAAGATGGTTATGCTTG